ATATGCCATTACCACATTTTACTCAACTTTTGAACACAGGTTCACCAGGGGGTCCTGGTACGCTACCTGATGAAGTAGTATATCTTAATTTATTTGAGACTACCTTTGTATTGCCTGTTATTTTACAAGCACAAGGTAGAAACCCTATCTTACTTCTTCAAAATGCTTTGAACATAGATTTCAACTTAACACAATTTGATATCGGTGTTAAAGAACAAAGATTCAAGTATTCAACTCGTCAGTTCTTGACAACTCCAACTAAAACCGCTGGTGAATTTAACATTAAATTCAATGTTAACGTAAACCAACAAGGTTCTATGGAGACTTGGAATGCTTTGAAAGCTTGGTACGATTTAGTATTTAACTCACAAAATGGTTCTCTTCACTATAAAAGTGATATTATTGGAACTGTTATTGTTAACCAACATGATAAAAAAGGTGTTGTATTGAGACGTGTTACTTTCCAAAACGTACAAATTAAACAATTAGCAGGTTATGCTTTAGACTGGTCTTCAAATAACATTATTGAATCAGTTCAAGCTGACTTTATCTATGATTACTTCATTGATGAGTACATTGATAATAACTTTACTATCAATCCTCCTATCGTATCTGGATATTAATAGAAACAATATTAAAATTAAAACCCATCTTAAAAGATGGGTTTTTTTATGACATATAAATAAAAAAAACCCACTTTTTAGTGGGTTTAATTTTTTAGAATTTAGGTATGTTACTTGACATATTAGAAGCATTTCTCATCATTGAGTTAGCATCAAAGTTTGGCATTCCTTTTTGTTGTTCTTGTTCTTGTTTCTTTCTAGAGTTTTCTTCCTCTTCAACAATCTCATTAACCAACTTAATGTTTTCTTCAAACATCCAAAAGGGCCATTCATCCATAGCTATCTCTTGAGTATGAAAATGCTTTTGTAAAAGAAGCTTATTCTTTAATATATGCTTCAAAGGCATCATGAATAACGAAAATACCTGACGCTCCGTTGGGAAATTGCATGTCTGTGTGGACCTCCTCACCACACGAACATGTTTTCTTCAATTCCTTGATACCAAAAGTCATTTTGCTAACAGCAGCATTTAAGAATTGGAAGGAAATATCATCAATTTCTTCAAACTCTTTTAATTTAGATTTGATACCTTCATAAGTAATAGAAGTTCTACCGGCTAACATAAAAGGAATAATCTTTAAGAAAGAAAGATTTGGAGTTCTTTTCTCATTATTTTCTTTTAAGATATAGTCAGTGAAAGCTTTTTGAAGACCGATATTCGGTGGAGTTAATTCAAACTCTTTACCATTTACAGTTGTGAAGTGATAAGACCTTGTAGAATTACTGAAATATCTATCAAGTTTTTCGTCAATCTCATGGAATGAGAAATTATCTCTTTTTAATTCTAATTGTAGTTCATTTCCGCAACCACATTTTGTAGATACTGTTAATGAATTACCTTGTTGGAATGTTAATTCTCTAATTAAGAAAATTAAAAATAATCTATCTTGGTCTTTTACATCAAGATATGATCCCATTTTACCATCTGAATATTTAATTCTAACACAAGATTGAAGAATATCATTCATTTTTTCAACGATGTCATAAAAGTTTTGGTCATCGACCATTGAATAAGCTTGAATTTCTTTTACTTGAGCAGGTCTTACCATAAATACAGTACCTGTTGGATAGAAGGCACCACAAGGAAGTTCTTTAATATCAAAGTTAAAATATTGAAGATCTGTAGTTCTTGTATTATCAATTTTTGGTTGCTCTACAAATGGAATGTCAGAGTTGTTTTGATTTTTAGAAGATTCTAAACTACCAAGATGTTTCTTTAAGTATTCTTCTTCACTCATGTTATTTTGTTCAGACATATATATGTTGTTATTTTTTATTTATATATTCATAGAATAGATATTCCTATGAATTTACCTTATGATTATAACAAAAAAAAAGAGGAAAGTTTTCACTTTCCTCTTTTTATTATAAAATTTATTAATTATTATCCGTTGATGAATCCACCCGCAGAGATAGCACCAGTTCTCAAGATAGTAATATTGTTAACAATAATACCCATACCTTTGATTGGTTCAACATATGTATCTAGAACACCGATTTGGTTATCAATGATATCATTAGTGTTGTTTTCTTCATCCATTTTATTAAAGTAGTTGTATAAACCATTTCTACTCACATAAGTTTCACAGATAACGTCTGCTCTAAGTTTAATTTCTGCTCTAATATCAGGTGTATTAAATTTCCATTGGAAGTCTAATAACATTCTTGATAATTCTCTTTCAAGTTCGATAAGAACTTCTCTAACGTGTAAGTATGAAAGAGCTGATTTGTAAAGTGTTTGAGCTGTGTTTTCAGTCTCAATTACATTTCCTCTATTTCTCTTGAACACGATTGGGTTCATTTGAGCTTGATTAATCCACTCAATATCAGTAGAAGTGAAATCCATTTCAGTTGATACTATATTAGTAATTCTACCATTAGTAACACCTGCTGCGATTGTCCAAGGAGTCATACCACTTAGGTTAGAGATGTGTTTTCTCATATAAGTAGTAGCGGCCCATGCTGCTGGTGGAACTTCAATTGGTCTACCATTATCACTTACAGTTAAGTAAGGTAAGAAGTAACCTACTGATGTAGAACCTGCTCCATCTCCAAATGAGTAAAGGAACGCAGGAGAGCTTTCAGGATCACCACCTTTAGCAACAAACTCAAGTTGTAAAACACCTTCAGAGTTTACGAAAGTAGGAGATGATGAATTCTTGAATGACTTCATAGAAGGCATATTTAAGATTCCAAGAGCATCTAATCTTTCTCCACATATATCTACTAATTGTTGTTTAGATCTTTCAGTTAAACCAAGACCAAATGAGTCAATTAAATATCTGAAGTCAATTGCTTCTTTGTTAGTAATTGCTTTGAACAATGGTGTTCCCTTAGCAACTAAGTTAAGAATAGCATTTTGTCTTGTTTCAGTACCATCAGGTAAAGAAGCTTGTCTAATTCTAAATCCTTTAAGAGAGATAGCTTTATAAGTAGTAGCATAGTTATCAATAGATGTGTATCTAGTTGTTTGATAGTCACCACTGTAGTTAGTTTTTTCAATTCTAGAATCACAAGTAACTTCTACTAATGTAGCATCACCAGCATATTGTTTTTTACTTAAAATTCTTGTAAGTTTTCTAGAAACTTCACCAGTTTGTAATACTGCTGTTGGGTCAACATAAGCGGCTAAGAAGTCACCAACTTTAACCTCAGTGTATCTAGAACCGTTGATAAGAATCTTATTAGGAACTTGAACATATCCTGTAGGAATTTCAATTTCAACAGTTTGTTTGAAGTTTGATTTAGCTGACTGTACAAAGAATGTATTGTTAGCTATTGTATCAACTGCTTCAGTTGCTGTGAATCCTTCATCCATAAAGGCAACATCTAAAGTGTTATCATTATTTAAGTACATTTTTAAGTAATGTTTCTTTAAGAAATCATAAATAGTACTTACATTCAATACTTCTTCATAAGCAACTTCTTCAGTTACTTCATATGCCCAGTAGTAAGCTCCTACACCACTTGTATATCCAAGATTAGTAGCTAAAGTAGCTGGATTAGAAGCATTTGTTATTGTAAATGATCCAGTATTAAGACTTGAGTTAGGAACAATAAATTGGTCATATGTAGCATACGATGGATTAGTATTTGAAGTAGTTTCAAATATTACATAGTTGTAACCAGCATATGATGAAGTAGCACTTGTAGCAGTCTCACCATCGATGAAGATAACGTTCATTGTTTCTTCAGCAGATATTAGAGATGCTGGTACTTTATTAGCATAGAAGTAATCTCCTGTGTTAATAACACCATTATAGAATTGAGTATAGAACTTAGAGTATTTAGCAACAACACCATCAGTCGCAGACCAAACACTTGAAGTTGTAGATACTGTATCAGAACCAAGTAAGAACTCATTATCTAATGTGTAGATTACGAAGTAACCATCAAGTATATCAGATAATTGAGAGTCAGTTAATCCGGTATTTAAGATGAATGATTTGTTAGATACTGATGAGTTAACAATATTTGTAATTGTCATATCAGCTAAACTAACTTTTTCATATCCATTATTAGGACCCAAACATAAAGTCATTTTATCTTTGTTAGCAGAGTCAATTAAATCAACTAATCTGTTGAATAATTTGAATCTTCTATATTGAGCGTAATTTGCTACAGAAGCTACAGTGTTAGTATTTTCAAAAGTAACTTTAATTAAACCAGAGTTAGGTGTACTTTGAGTAGCAATAAAGTAATCATCAGTAGCACTAGTACCAAAACTAAAGTCTACGAAGCCAGTTGTGTCAACGTTTACATCAGTTACTGTTACAGTTGATGCTGCGATATCACCGTTTATCATATCAAACTCTACATAACCTAATACAATGTCACTTGCCGCAACAGTTGGTTTTGTAGGAGTTGAACCATAAGCAACACCAGTTGTATTAGATACTACTGATAGAGCTCCTGTTGAGTCTAAAACATAAGTAGATACAAATGATAATGTACCATAAGAAGCACTGTAATCACTAGCACTGATTGTTAATGTGTTTCCAGTTACTGGAACCATTGTGTCACCAATTACAGCAAAAGCGTCAGCAGTAGCTGTGTAAGTTAATGCGATAGAAGCAGATGATGTTGTTAAAGTATCTTTAGTTACATCATATACAAATCCTTCACCGAACCAAGCAGTTCTGTAATCACCATTGTTAATAACACCTGTTTCAGTTGGAACTGAACCAAATGCGTGAGGATCTTGGTTAATATAACCATTTCCTACATATGTACCACCTAATAAGGCAGTTACGTTACCTGGTAAGTCTAAAGGCACTGCTGTGATTTCAATTGATTCAGCAATAGTTTCTTTATAAGATAAGAAATCTATTTCAGTTTCATTCACACCAGCCACTGTTTGACCAACTAAGTCTAAAAGACCATTGTAGTAATCTGTCTCAACTAAATCTGAGTTGAAAGCACAGAATACTCCAGTTTTATCTGTATCTCTGTTAATTGTTGTTTCAATAAAAATATTAGTACCGTTGGCATCTCTAAAATATGGAATTAAGGACAATCCTTCATAATAAGCTAATAATGTAACATTTCTATCATTAGCAAAGTTTCTGATTTGACTTTTAACAAGACCTGAAGCATTGAAGTAAGCACTCCATCTAGTATCAATAGCTAAATTTTGGTAGTCAGACCAGTCACCACCTACTACTACAACATCTACTAAATAGTCAGATGCGTAATCGTTAGCGTTAACATATGGCGGAAGTTTTTCTTGAGAACCATACCATTCGATTAAAGTTCTATCAAAACCAGTTCTAGCACTTTTCACAACAAATACAGTTACGAATCTGTCAGAAAGGTTAGTAATACTGAAAGCTCTTTCAGAATAACCAACATTAGGTTTAGTTAAGTTAATGAAAGACTCAGTGTCTCTTTTCCAGAAACCTGTTGTATCAAAGAATCTTCTATAAGCTCCTTCTCTTTCAATATCATTCATATTACCAGACGAAGCTGATAATGATTTGTACTCGATAGTATCTAAAGTATCATCTGTGCTTAAAAGATTGATAGCGAATACTGGTGATGATTCCAACATTTTTTGAATAGTTCTGTGGAAAAATGAACCTTTTCTTTCTAATCCTCTATCAAGTTGACCAAAGATAGACTCTAAGTCATTGACTGTAGTAAGTCTAATAGGTGTATTTACTGGTCCTTTTTTTGAAACACCAATAACCATATTAGTAATACCCTCAACCACTGGAGTTGTAATGATTGAATTGTCAAACTCTTCTATGAAGATTCCTGGTCTTTTGTATTTTCCAATTTGAATTGCCATATTTTTAATATTTTTTTTTATGTTATAGAGTATATATAAAATGTAAAAAATGATATTTTTTCTATTTTCACTTCTCTTTTGAGATTTTCTTTATACTATCCATCATATTCTTCTCTGTGTCTATCATTTTTTTATTTAATGTTGTTTGAGCATCTGATATTTCTTTTGTTAGTGATGCTATAGACGCAGCATTTGTTGATATTCTATTAGTTATATCAGTTATTTTAGATGAAACAACTTGTTTTGTAGAGTCATCTTTAGATAATTTCAATTCTTCACTAAAGTCATCTTTTTTAACCTTATCATTAGCAATATCTTTTTGAAGTTTGTCAACTTTTCTTGTTAAACTAGCAATATGTAGATATTCAACTAAAAATGGATTTCTATCTTGACCTGGTAAAGCATCAACTTTACCAACAATTGATTCTATTTTCTTTTGTAAATCAGCATCAATCTTGATTGTTAAATAAGCAGAATCTATAAGAGATTTTTTAGTCTTGTACTCATTAAGATGGTTTTTCAAAGTAGTTAACTTTTCTTTAGCCATTTTAATATCTGGTTCGTCTGTTATATTAACATCAAACTCAGCTTCTTCTAAAAAGATTCTATATGGTTTTAAGTGTCTCATTATTTCCTAACAATTGATGTATTTCTAATATCATTGGCACCAACAATATTTGTAAATCCACCATTAACTCTTATTGAATTTGCTGGATTTTTTAACTTAAATCTTGAGAATACTTCTTGTCCTTTATCATCTTTTGACTTTTCTTGTAAAGTAAAGAAAGATTGAAAGTCTATATCATCCTCTTTTCCACCTAATGTAGGTTTTGTAGATGGGTTATTTTTAGAACCATCAAATGCTTGTATAAACTTAATAGAATGACCACCACTTAAAAGAAACTTACCTTCTTTGTTAATAAGAGATGCTACTTTTAATCTAAATGCTTTTATTATGTATTGCTTATTCTCATCAGCTACTAAATCCGTTTTTAGTGGATATTCTAGTTTATTTTTTTCCATTTTAATTGTGTTTCCAGATTCCATGATATACTTTCTAAAGAATCCCATAGTTCCACAATAACTGATATAAGCATATTCTGCATCTATTGCTTGAATGTAGAAGTACAATTGTCTTGATTCACCATTAAACATAGTTTTGGCAGCAAAGAAAGTTCCTTCTAATTCATCATCATTTTCAAATTTTAAAAATTTATCAGTGAAGTCGATATTTTTCTCTTTTGGCATATTATTAGCTACTCCGTTTATTTCCTCTTGTTCTTTTTCTCCACCTAATGTAAGACCACCATTTTCAAGTTTCTTTTTATCTGCGTCTGTAGGACTAAAATATTTTTCAATAAATTCAGCCTGTTTACCTTGAGTGTTTCCTTTATCACCTTTGTAAAGACTATCACCATCAAGCATATCATTCATGAACTTCAAAAGGTTTTTACCAGCATCCTTTATAATATTACCCTCAGCTGTTTTAAGTACCGTTTCTTCTCTAAATATTTTTTGATATTTTGTATCTTTAATTATATTTTGAACAGCATTTTCCCATTGATTAAAGATAGCATTATTTCTATAAGGACCTCCAGAGGCACCTGCTGTAGATGGATCACCACCACCAAACGATGTGTATTCCATAAACGTTTTATTAGAAACTTTACCACCACTTCTTCCCGTTGGAATAACTTGAGTTGTATGTAGTTTATAAGCTCTGTTAAATACTTTAATAATCTCAATGATTGGATCAAGACCAGTTATTGTAACAGCATCTTTACTTTCGGCTTTTTCAATAGCAACTCTTATTTTTTCAGATTGTGATCTAGTTAAAACAAACTCTTTAATATCAACTTTTTTATCCCACCAGTCTTTAATCTTCTGTGATGTTGTCATTACAGCTGGATCTGAAACTTCATCTTCATCAGCCTCTTTTATATAAGATATAAATTTACTGTATCTATTGATGATAGATTCTTTTGTTAAGTCTGATTCTTTTTTAGAATATTCTTTACCATCACTGGTTGTGAAGTAATAAGAGCCATCTTTAACTTTTTCAATCTTTTTAGAAATTTCCTTACCTTCTTTATTTTTCCATTTAACAACATCACCTACTTTGAATTTCGGTTCAGTTGCTGGTGTTTCTGTTTTTTGTTCTGATGGTTTTACAGCCATTATTGATTTGATTCCTTCTACAAACGATTGTAAACCTTTTCCAGTCTCGCCTAGACCACCGTATAAACCTTCTTTATCAAATTGTAAAGCAGTTTTAGCAAATCTTGCTATTTTTTCAGCAACAACAATCTTTTTGTTTTTATCAGAAATTACTTCAATACTTTCTTTATATAGTGGTGTTGTAGAAGCATTTAATGTTTCTTTTTTATCACCAACTAAATATCTATTAACTTCTGTAAAAAGTGATTTTATAACTTCTTTGTTTTTAGAATCTAATGATTTTGATGTTATGTCATTTAAGAATTTAACATCTATCCCAATACCTTTATCTTTTGGTGACTCTAACACCTCAATTGCTTTCTTTAATTTAGCAAAAGCTTGTGTTAAATGATCTTCTCCACCTTTGATATTTGCTCTGTCTGGACTTCCACCCTCACCAAGTGCCTCAAAAATAGAACTTTCCATTACAAGAGCTAAACCAGCTGGCATAGTTTGATTATCTTTAGGAAACTTTGCTAAAACTTGTGTGTTTTTAGTTCTAATGTCAGTTGCTGCTAATTTTTTTGGATTGGCTTTAGGATCTTTTTGAATCTTTTCAATAGTATCACCAGCCACTGTTGTGTATGTCACTTTAGTGCTACTTACTGCTGCATCTTTTTTAACATCCGGTGTCTTAACTTCTTTATAGTGTGATAATATGGAAGCTAAAGATTTTAAAGTTTTAACCATCGTAGGATAAATCACTGATGATTCAGAACCTTCTTCACTACCTTCTGCATCATTATCACTTTCACTTTCTTCTTCAGAACCTTCTTTATCTTCTTCGGTTCCTTCTTCGGCTCCACCTTCTTCATCTTTGAATTGTTCTAAGAACTTTCTGAAATCTTCTAATTGTTTAATTAATCTTAAAAGCTCATCTTTATCCATTGATAATTCATCAGCTGGTGTATTTTCAACTACATCCTTGATGTTTTTAATAGCTTCATCTGTAAGTCTTTTTATCTCACCTACATTACCATCATTTTCTATAGAGTTTTTAAGATTTTCTAAAAATGAAAATATAAGAACTTTATTATATTCTGATTTATCTTCTTTTGACAAACCTGATACAGCTGACTGTCCTAATAAGTCATCAAAAGCATCTCTTAGTCTTTTGTTAACAGCTTTTATTCTAACTAAATTGGCACCAATTTTAGCTTTTCTAATTGTAGAATTTATAAGTCTACCTAATAATGAGTCATTCCAAGGTATGTCATTCGCAAAAGGTCCACTTTCGCTTTCATTCATAATTTCTAAATCTTTACCTTCTAAAGACTTGTATTCATCTATTTTGTTTATGCTTCTTTTAAGGAATTCATCTCTATTACTAAGATACTTCATAAATTAATGTAATTTTTTCAACATATATATTAAAAAACTTTTATTGAAAATTAGTTAAAATGAATAATTATGCTTATCTTTGTACAAGATAAGAATTAAGATAAAACAAAAAATAATAAATAAAATTTGTAAAATCAAAAATTATCCTTATATTTGTATAACAAAATAACCACTAAAAGAAAATAATATGAAATTCAATATCAACAACGTAATCTGCATCAGCTTGAAATCTCACAACGAGCAACAATTAAAAGCTATCTCTGAAGTTTATAAATTAGATTTTGATGCTTTACTTACTATCAAAGATAGTTCATCTAAAATCTGGGTTGAAGCAGGTGGTGATTATGTGATTGCTTTTGTCAACAGTGTTGGTGATACAACTGTTAATACAATGTTTTGTCCAATCACTAAAAAAGAAAAAGATGCTTTGTTGAAAGTTCAACCAATCAAAACTCCAAAAATGCCAAAAGCAACTAGAGTTGTTGATACTAAAGTTGATAACACTGTTGAAATTTCAAATGTTACTATCGATGATTTAATCGCAGAATTCGATGTAGTATTAGATGTAGATACTATCTTAGAAAAAATCAGTGCTACTGGTATGAAGTCTTTGACTAAAGCAGAATTAGATTTCTTGAACGACCTTAG